CGGAGAACCGACCGACTGCCAGAGAATGCAATGCTCTACGTGGTGATGCGGAAGCTAGCGGCTGGTGATTTCAAGATTCCCATGCAGGGAGTCTATGGCGGCACAGTAAGTAAGCAGGCTCAATCAGCATGGAGGCAACTGCGGTGAGAGTTCCACCCAAAGAAAGGCCAACAGCCAGGGAATTGGCGGATGCTTCTGATGGCGAGCAAATGCAGATTGCCGGTAAGCCTGCGGACGTTTGCCCATATTGTGGCTGTGCAATGTTTGCTGACGGAACACGGCAAGGTGAGCATGTGACATTCCGCTACGTTGTGTGTCGCAACCAGTCATGCGGCAAGCGGTTCATGTCCAAGCAGCCGGTGGCCACTTTAATACGAGAGATAGAGTCCAGTTCTGGACATAACCAATTATCTGTTTATGGCGAAGTCGGTTAGATTATAGACGTGAACTAAAAACATGGGGTCGCGCTTACGCGCGGCCTGGCAATTGGCAGGACCGGCCAGTCCTCCGAGATGCCGTAAATCATCGAGCCATTACGGGGCGCGTGTGAACGCGACCCCGTTTTCTTTTGGCTTGATGTATGGCGATATTCAGCACCGCAGATCGTGATGCCGTTAAGGAAGCGATAGTTACCGCTGCCGTCGCTGGCTTTGCGTCAGTGACCGTTGCCGGTCAAACAACTGCGATGAAGCCTCTGTCGGAGCTTCAAAATCTTTTGGCCGTTATCCAGGCCGACATTGCCAGCAGTCAGCCGCATGGCGGGCTTCGCTTCACGCAACTTGTTCCCGGAGGCTGTGGCTGATGGGCAAGAAAAACAAAAAGCAGAAGCAGGACCGCAAGCCCGTTATCGACATGAACGCGATGGCCAACTTAGCTGATCGTGTGCGGGCATCTTATGACGCGGCAAGAAGCGGCGATGAGTACAAAAACATCTGGGCCAATGCCGACCGTTACGACGCGGATTCCGCTAACAGCCGCGATGTCCGCCACACGCTGATTAGCCGCAGCCGTTACGAGATTTGTAACAACGGCTTCTCAGACGGCATCGCTCAAACCTACGCCACGGACATGATCGGCGTAGGTCCCGCTTTGCGGATGCAAACCGGCTCGCCACGGCTTAATCAGCTTATCGAGTTTACGTGGTCACGTTGGGCGAAGGCAATCAGCCTGCGTAGCAAACTTTGGACGATGGCCCACGCTAAGCACAGTGATGGGGAAGGTATTGGAGTCGTTCGCCGCAATCCCGGTGTGCGGCATCCGATCAAGCTCGATGTCGTTCTTGTGGAAGCCGAGCAATGCCAGACGCCTTGGTTGCCTTATGAGGAAACCGGCTATATCGACGGCATCCGCTTCGATGCCTTTGGAAACCCGGTTTACTACGAATTCCTGAAAGATCATCCCGGCAGCAACACGCGAGTCAATCTCGCCAGCGAAACCGAAAAGGTTCCGGCTGAGTATGTGTTGCATTGGTTCAAGCGGCGCCGTCCCGGTCAGCACCGTGGCGTACCAGAGCTTTCATCGACTCTAAATGTTGGTGCCGCTGCTCGTCGCTGGCGTGAAGCCACTTTGGCGGCTGCTGAGAACGTCGCCGACTTCTCAATGGTCGTTAAGACCCAGAACATGCCAGATGATGCCGACCCGGTTGCCCCGTTCAGCACGATGGACATCACCAAGCGGATGATGGCTTTCATGCCTGCCGGCTGGGACCCTATGCAGCTCAAGGCCGAGTTCCCAACGGCAACACACGAAGCGTTCAGCAAATCGCTTATCAACGAGCAGGCACGACCTAAGTCGATGCCTCTCAATAAGGCGATGGCCAATTCTGCGGACTACAACTACGCCAGCGGACGGCTTGACCACCAGACCTATTATGCCTCAATCGACATCGAGCGAGCGGACGGCGACGAGCAAGTTCTCGACAAACTGTTTGACGTTTGGTTGCCAGAAGCGATTGCCGTCTTCGGTTGGTTCGGTGGCAATCCCAACACAATCAGCGCTAGCGGACTGACGCACACTTGGGACTGGCCCAAGCATCAAGTCGCCGACATCAAGGCGGAAGCCGACGCCAACAAGACAAAGATTCAAAGCGGACAGATAGGTTTACACCGTTTGTATTCCGATTGCGGGCTGGACCTCGAAGACGAGATTCCAGCGATGGCGCAAACCTACGGTGTGACGGAAGACGAAATCCGCCGCCGCCTCTTGGGAATTTGCCTACCTGATGCAGAGCCACCAGCACCAGCCGCGCCACCCGGAGGCGAAAACGCAAATACAGAACCAGAAGGGACCCTAGATGAGCAGATTGAACGGTTATTTGGCGAGCCCTTGGAAGTCTAGCGTGAATGCTGGAGGACCTGGAAGCGGCCCAAGGCCGGGCAATGGTAGGCAAGACGACCCAGGACCCAGCTACGCCGGTGTGTCCGCAAAGGGCGTTAAGGTAAGTGACAAGGGGCAGGTGAAATTAACTAAGCCAAAGAATGCAAGCGATGCCAGTAGCATGCTGGGAGCAATGTCAACAATTTGCGATATGGCAGTTAAAGATGTTGCAAACACGGTAAGCCTGCCTGCCAACAGCATTGCAAAGGTGACTGCAAATTTAAGGCTGGCGCATGTTGCGTCACAAAACAGCAAAGCAATCAACATGTGTAGGCCATTTGTTGGTTAAGAACGGAAAGAACATGCCAAGCACTAAGAAAATCATGGCTATCTCTGCGCCAGTGAGCATCACGGCAGCAGAAGAAGATGGCGAGAAGAAAGGCCCGGCCAAGTTTACCAGCACGTTCTACACGGGCGGGCCAATGAACATTGCGGGCTACGACATGCCGGTTGTGATCGACCTGGCTGGTTTGGGTCGCGGCAACGTGTTGGTTGCCAATCTTGACCACGACAACACCAAGCGAGTTGGCAATTTTGAAGTTGCTAACGATGGCAAAACCCTAGTGGCTCACGGTGTCGCGACAGCCGTCAATCAGTGGGCAACGGAAGTCGTCCAGAGTGCGGCCCAAGGTTACCAGTGGCAAGCCAGTCTTGAAGTTCAGCCATCCCAAATCGAAACGCTGGGCAAGAACAAAACAGCAGTCGTCAACGGTCAGACAGTCACTGGCCCTGCTTATATCACCCGCAAGGGCACTCTCAAAGGTTTCGGGTTCGTCACGCATGGTGCGGACGACAACACGACCGTCGCAATCGCGGCTTCTGCCGCAGCTAAACAAGGAACAAACCAAATGCGGCAAGAAGTTAAAGATTGGATTGTGGCTCGTTTCCCGAGCATCGCTGACACTATCGACACCATGACGGCTGCGGAAGTGGCCAACTGGGAGGCCGATTACGATGGCCGTGAAGGCGCCCGTAAACCGGTCGAAAAGAAAACCCAAAAGGGCGGTCTTTCGTCTGTGGCGAAAGAGATTGCGGAAGCCAAGCGCCGCGAAGAACTTGACCGCATCAATGGTGAGTTCCTTTCGCAGATTGACGCTGCTTACAAGACCAGCGAATTCCTTGCGGAAGTTCAAGACAACTACGAGCATGCGATTGAGGCCGGAACTTCGCCTGAAGATTTCGAGCGTGAATTGTTGCGGGCTCGCACCCCTGTGGCTCGCCAACCACTCGTAAGCCGCGAGTCCAAGAAGTTGACCGGCGAGATTCTCGAAGCCGCGCTCTGCATGGCTGGTGGATTGAAGAATGTTGAAAAGGTTTACAGCGACCAAACGCTTCAAGCTGCTCACGACCGTTTCAAGAGCGGCATCGGCTTAAACGAACTGTTTAAGATTTCGGCGGCTGCCAACGGCCATCGCTCCGACAGCTTCCGAATCGATCAGCAAATGCAGAACGCTGCTTTTGGTTTGCATCCGATGTATGCCTCGAACGGCTTCAGCACCTATAGCCTTTCGGGCATTCTCAGCAACACCGCGAACAAGTTCCTTCTGGAAGGCTGGGGCGGTGGCGAAATGACCTGGGAAAAGGTCACCGATGTTGTCAGCGTCCGCGACTTCAAAACGATCACTCAGTACAAACTGTCTGGCACGATGAAGTACGAGAAGGTCGGCCCTGGCGGAGAAATCAAGCACGGCACGATTGCTGAAGGTAGCTACACCAACAAGGCGGAAACCTACGGCAAGATGATGGCGATCACTCGCGAGCACATCATCAACGACGACCTGAGTGCTCTGTCGTCGATTCCCCGTGAACTTGGCTACGGTGCCAACGAAGCATTTAACACGGTCTTCTGGACGGAATGGCTTTCGGGCGATGGTGGATTCTTCGCTTACACCTCCTCGGGTGCGATGAGTGCAGCTAATGCCTTGACCGCACTTGCTGCGGCTGAAGCAGCTTACTTCGCCTTGACTAAGCCAAAC